AAGTGTTTGTTCGCACTCACACTCTCGCCGATTTCAGACCCCGATGCACCTTCCTTCGTGAGATATCCGGGCTAGGGCGCAACAGCCTGGCGGCCTATAGGCAAACGCTATGGGTCATCAGCGCCTCGGAAAATTGCCCGCGCACCGCCTGCTACCTGAGATCGTCAGGTACCTGGTGGCTGGCGGCACGCCTACCGAGGATCTGGTTGACCAAGTCACCGAGGTTGGCCGGGACGCGCTGAAGCGCGCCCTTAAAGATGCTGTATTCATTGAAGCCCTTTGGCTTCTTATCAGGACGCCCCAGGCGGCCGCTTCGAAAGACTTCCCGGCCAACCTCAATGATCTGGGCATGGCGGATATGGCGCCAGCTTCCCTATCAGATGTGCTCGTCAGCTATGATCGCGCTATTGAGAAGGTTCAGAGGCGATTGCACGCCGGGGCGACAGACCTTGGCGAGATAGCGCGCCGTGCCGGCCTCTCGGCTTTGGGCGAAGCAGTTCGAGGCGCGTTGCCGACCCTATGGGCGCCAACAGCAACCGATGTGCAGGCGTCGGTCGCAGCTCTCAAGGGAACGGAGCAATTTGCGGCTCTTGCTCATCGTTTTTATGCAAACTTCGTCGAACGCGTGATCCACTACTATGTGGATCGAAACATCCACAATATGGTGGGTGCCGGCAGGGTCGCGCGATCTGTTCACGATCTCCGTGCATTCAATGATTCCATCCGACGCCACTGTGACGAGTCGGCCCTCATCATGCGCGCTTTCGCCAAAGATTGGTTGGGCAAGAACCACTACAGGGATGGCAAACAGATATCGCGAGACGACGTTCGTCGATTCTCCGCCCATGCAGCTGAGAAAATGCGGATCGAGCTCGACATCAGAAAGGGGGCACCGTGAAACGATACTTGATTGAATGCGGTGCTTCTCAACCCTCGGCGGCAGACGCGATCGCTATGGATGTCCAAGGGACAGCCAAGAACGTCAATCTGCGCATCGACTATATTAGCCGGACGATGCTTGGAAACGTCCCAGACTTGTTGATCGACCTGCTGGAAGTGGCAGCTTACGTCTACTGTGCAGATCAGCGGCTTGTTCGGGGCTCTGACAAACTGCCGAACTTCGGCGAGAGTTGGCGACGCAGCCTTCGCTTTTCCATCCCGGTGCGCGAGTTGGAGATATGGCAGCATCCTGATGTACAGGAGATCCTGGCGGACACCCTCGGCTTCTTGTCAGACGACAGCTATGAGTTTGATTTTCGCAGGGCCGAATCTCCGGTCCAACGAAGGGAACTGTACTTTCCAAATCTCATCAACGCGTCCGCGGAGCATGACGAGGTCGCCTTGTTCTCAGGGGGCGTGGACTCGTTTGCTGGGGCCGTGAACGACATTGTCACCCTCGGGAAGTCAGTCACGCTCGTCGGGCATTATTCCGCCACGAAAGTGCGGGCCGTTCAGGAAAACCTGATTGAGGGCTTGAAGCAGAGAGGCTTCGATAGGCGGGTTTCCTATATCCCGGTTTGGGTTAGCAATGAGAATGAAAGAGCCCGGGAATTCACACAGAGGACGCGATCATTCCTTTTTGCCTGCCTTGGGCTCGTGGTCGCGAGGATGTCCGGAAAGGACAAGTTCAGCTTCTATGAGAACGGCGTCGTCAGCATCAATCCACCATTGGCGGGCGATGTCGTCGGCGGCCGTGCTACGCGCACCACGCACCCGAAGGTGCTGCGCGGATTGGAGGCATTGTTCTCACTGCTCTTGGACCGCCAGATCGAGATCCAAACGCCGCTGCAGTGGCTGACCAAGAAGGAGGTGACTCAGAAAATCAAGGAAGCGGGCGTGGCCGACATGCTCGGCGAGACTGTCAGTTGCACCCGTCCACGAAAATGGACCAAACAGCAGAAACATTGTGGCGTCTGTTCGCAGTGCATCGACCGGCGCTTCGCCGTGCTCGCTGCCGGCATGGGAGACCACGAGCCTTCAAGTAACTATATGCGTGACCTGCTCCTCGGTGACCGCAGCGCCGATGATGATTTGCGGATGGCGCTTAGCTATGTCTCCTTCTTTCAGAAGGTCGCAGCGACGCCGAAGGAAAGGTTCCTTGTGGACTTCCCTGAGGTGGTATCGGCGCTCGACCGTTTTCCCGGATTGGCGACCGAAGATGCCGGCGACCGAGTTTACAACCTCTTTCAGCGCCACGCGAAGGCGGTCGAGGACGTGATCACCGCGGCGGTTTCCGCGCACATCGGGCCCTTGTACCGGAACGAGTTGCCGTCCGGCTCGCTACTGGCAACATGCTTCAGCCGCGGGCACATTGAATCAGCACCGCCCTCCGACTACGACGCACAGGCCAAGGCGTTCATGGATCGCCTCAGCGCCCCGGTTCTTGAATTCGGCTTCGATGAAGCGGCCAAGCGCGTACTGTTCCATGGAGGGCACTATTTGGACGGCGCGAATTTTCGTGTCGTGGCCGCTTTGATTGACAATTTCCGTAAGGCGAAGGCCGCACGCGCGGAAGTCCCATATCTTCCGGCCCCCGATCTGGCGAGCAAATTGCGGGAAGAGGAGCAATCCATGCGCCAGCAGGTAACGCGTCTCCGAAAAGCTCTTGAACCACTAGCTGTAAGCTTGGGCATCCCTCTCGATAGAAACACTTTTGTACAGAACAAGGAGCGCGCTGGCTATCGCCTGAACCCCGAATGGCGGGAGGTCTCGGTCGGGGACATCCGGGTCGATACCGCGGTCACATCACAAGCTTGAGCCGATTACGTCACGGCCCGATCTACCCGACGTCACAACTCGCCCGCTGAAAGCCCCGGATTCCGGGGCTTTTTCGTGCGCCGACGTCACAAGAAAGACGAGGCCTGATTATATATCATCGCCCGTAACACGTTGAAAATGCTCGCATATCCAGGCGCTCCAAAGCGGCTGGATGAAGCGGAAGGCACATCAACGGAGTTACACCCATGTCACTCAGGCATTTGAACCAGATCGAGCTCGCCGCTCGCTGGAACATCAGCCACCGCACGCTTGAGCGGTGGCGCTGGACGGGCGAAGGCCCGCGCTTCGTCAAGCTCGGCGGTCGCGTCGTGTATCGCCTCGAAGACGTCGAGGAGTACGAGCGCGAGCAGATCCGCGCGAGCACCGCCGACCACCCCAGCAAGCCTGCGGCATGAGGGGGTGGTGATGACGATCTCCAACCGCATCTCCCTCGATGAGCTCCGGCGCATGGCAGTCGGCGACATCGCCGCTCTGCCCGCCGAGCAGCTCGCCCTCCTGCAGGACGAGGCCGCGGACGCTCTGCGCCGCGCCAAGACCGTCTGCGACTGGCTCGATGGGGCCGTCGCGCTCAAGTACGGCGATCGTGCCCACGCAACGCGCCAAGCCGCCGGCAAGGACACCGGCACGGTCCGCTTCGATGACGGCGCGGTCACCGTGATCGCCGATCTGCCGAAGTGCGTCGACTGGGACCAGGACAAGCTCGCCGCTCTCGTAGAACGCATCCGGGCTGAGGGCGACGACCCCACCGAGTACGTCGATGTCGCGATCAAGGTGCCCGAGCGCAAGTTCGCGGCCTGGCCGAGCCACATCCGCTCCGCCTTCGAGGACGCGCGCACCGTCCGCACCGGCAAGCCCAGCTTCCGTCTTTCCCTGAACAGCGAGGTGACGACATGAGCATCACGAAGAAGCTCGCGGTGCTCCGCGAGCACCATTACGGGCTGGACAAGCTGCCCGAGACCATCCGGGTGCCGGCCCTTGGCGAGCGTCGCGACGAGACCGTCAAGCCGGTCGGGGCGGCCTCGATCGACGACCTGGCCTTCGCCCTCATCGGGCTGAACGAGCAGGCATCGGCGCTCAACCGCGAGACCGATGCGGTGCGCACCCTCCACGACGAGGCCCGCAAGGCCGGCGCGCTGGGAGCGGACGTCGCGATCGACGCCCTGATCGCGGCGAAGGGAGGCAAGTGATGGCCCTCCCGATCATCTCCGCCGATCAGCGGCTCGCCGAGCCGCGCGGCGTCAAGGGCACGATCTTCGGCAAGTCCGGGATCGGCAAGACCTCGCTTCTCTGGACGCTCGACCACGCCACTACATTGTTCATCGACCTTGAGGCGGGCGACCTGGCCATCGAGGGATGGTCCGGCGACAGCGTCCGGCCGCGCACATGGGCCGAGTGCCGCGACTTCGCGGTGTTCATCGGCGGCCCCAATCCGGCGCTGCGGGACGACCAGGTCTATAGCGAGGCCCACTTCGCGGCGGTGTGCGAGCGCTTCGGCGATCCGGCTTCGCTCGACCGCTACCACACGGTCTTCATCGACTCGATCACCGTCGCCGGGCGGCTCTGCTTCCAATGGTGCAAGGGGCAGCCCGAGGCGTTCTCTGACAAGACCGGCAAGCCCGATGTCCGCGGCGCCTACGGCCTGCACGGCCGCGAGATGATCGCGTGGCTCACGCATCTCCAGCACACGCGGGCGAAGAACGTCTGGTTCGTCGGGATCCTCGACGAGAAGCTCGACGACTTCAATCGGCGCATCTTCCAGCCGCAGATCGACGGCTCGAAGACCGGCCTCGAGCTGCCGGGCATCGTCGATGAAGTTCTGACGATGGCGGAGATCAAGGACGAGTCCGGCGCGCCCTACCGTGCCTTCGTCTGCCAGACGATCAACCCATGGAACTTCCCGGCGAAGGATCGCTCCGGCCGTCTCGACCTGATCGAGGAGCCGCATCTCGGCCGCCTGATGGCCAAGATTCGCGGACCCGTGAAGCCCGCCTCCGAGCGGCTGGCCTATCGCAGCGCGCCCCCGGCCGCGACGGCGCCGACCTCCGACGCACCCACCCATTCCGAAAACGCCTGAACGAGGAGACCCCAGCCATGACTGGATCCTGGAACGATTTCAACGACGCCAAGCAGAACAGCAACATCATCCCCAAGGGCACGCTGGCCAAGGTGCGCCTGACGATCCGTCCGGGCGGATTCGACGATCCGGCGCAGGGCTGGACCGGCGGATACGCCACGCGGGGGACCACTGGCTCGGTCTATCTCTCGGGCGAATTCACGGTTCTCGAAGGTCCCTACGCCCGGCGCAAGATCTTCACCCTGATCGGGCTCTACAGCCCCAAGGGGCCGGACTGGGCGAACATGGGCCGCAGCCTGATCCGCGGCATGCTCAACTCGGCGCGAGGCATTTCGGACAAGGACACGTCCGCTCAGGCCCAGGCCGCCCGTCGCATCAGCGGCTTTGCCGATCTCGACGGGCTCGAGTTCGTGGCGCGGATCGACATCGGCACCGACACGAACGGCGAGGAGAAGAATGAGATCCGCGCGGCCGTGACGCCGGATCACAAGGACTATGCCGCCCTCATGGGCGTGCCCGGTGCGGCACCGCAGCCGCAGGCTCAGCCTTCCCAGCCCTCCATGCCGCAGCCGGGCACGCGCCCGTCCTGGGCGCAGTGAGGCGGCCATGCTGCTGCGTCCCCGCCAGAAGCAGTTCGTCGAGCGCAGCGTCCGCGCGCTCGACGAACACGGAAACACCCTCGGCGTCGCCCCGACCGGAGCGGGCAAGACGATCATGCTCTCGGGCGTCGTCGGGCGCATGGTCGGCGAGACCCCGAAGAGCACGGGCGCCAAGGCCTGCGTGCTCGCCCACCGCGACGAGTTGACCGCTCAGAACCGCAGCAAGTTCGGCCGGGTGAACCCGAAGATCACGACCTCGGTCGTCGATGCGAAGGAAAAGTCGTGGGCTGGACAGGTCACCTTCGCGATGGTGCCGACGCTGGCGCGCGCGGGCAATCTCGACCAGCTGCCCGCGCTCGACCTCCTGGTGATCGACGAGGCGCATCACGCGGCAGCCGACAGCTATCGGCGCATCATCGACACCGCGCTCCAGCGCAATGCCATGTGCCGGATCTACGGCGTCACCGCGACGCCCAACCGGGGCGACAAGCGCGGTCTGCGCCCGGTGTTCTCGAACGTCGCCGATCAGATCCGGATCGGCGAACTGATCGCCTCCGGCCATCTCGTGCCGCCGCGCACCTTCGTCATCGATGTCGGCGTCCAGGACCAGCTCACCATGGTGCGCCGCACGGCCGACGATTTCGACATGGCCGAGGTCGACGCGATCATGAACCGGTCGCCGGTCACGGACGCCGTCATCCGCCACTGGCGGGAAAAGGCAGGCGAGCGCCAGACGGTGGTGTTCTGCTCGACCGTGGACCATGCGCGCAACGTGACCGCCGCTTTCAACGCGGCCGGTGTCGCCGCCGGGCTGATCCACGGCGACATGGCCGATACCGACCGCAAGACGACCCTCGACGCCTACGCCGCCGGAGAGCTGCGGGTCGTCGTCAATGTCGCCGTCCTGACCGAGGGCTGGGATCATCCGCCGACGGGCTGCGTCGTGCTGCTGCGGCCGAGCTCCTACAAGTCGACCATGATCCAGATGGTCGGCCGCGGCCTGCGCACGGTCTCGCCCGAGGAACATCCAGGCGTCGTCAAGACCGACTGCATCGTGCTCGACTTCGGCACGTCGACCCTGCTGCACGGATCGCTGGAGCAGGACGTCGACCTGGACGGTCGCGAGCCCTCCGGCGAAGCGCCGACCAAGGATTGCCCGGACTGCGGCGCCATCGTGCCGCTCGCCACCACCGAATGCCCGCTGTGCGGTCATGTCTGGGAGCGTCCCGAAGGCGGCGAAGCAGCGCCGCTCGGCGACTTCGTGATGTCCGAGATCGACCTGCTGAAGCGGTCGAGTTTCCGTTGGTGCGATCTCTTCGGCGACGATGCCGCGCTCATCGCCAACGGCTTCAATGCCTGGGGCGGTGTCTTCTTCCTGAACGGCCGGTGGTACGGCATCGGCGGTCTGCAGAAGCAGCGGCCTCATCTGCTGGCGATGGGCGAGCGCACTGTCTGTCTGGCGGCGGCGGACGACTGGCTCAACGAGCATGAGAGCGACGAGAGCGCGCACAAGACGCGCCGCTGGTTGAACCAGCCGCCCACCGACCGGCAGCTCGCCTTCCTGCCGCCGGAGTACCGGCAGGACTTCGGGCTCACCCGCTACCAGGCATCGGCGCTGCTGGCCTTCCGCTTCAACCGCGACGCCATCCGCTCCCTCGTCTTTGGGGCGGCCGATGCCGCGCCCGAAGCAGCCATCGGGAGGGCGGCATGAGCCATGGCATCTGTTTCCCCCACCACGGCCGAGGACCGGCGGCGGCTCTGGCATCCGCGTGGAACGCTCTGTGCTGTCTGCCGGCGACCCACCCGTGGCTTTGGCTGGTTCGACCCGGTGCGGTCGAAGCAACCGCGCCCCTCGGTCTGGTTCTGCTCGATGGCCTGCCAAGGCTTCTGGACGCGCTTGGCGCAGGAGCGCTGGGCCATGGTTGATCTCACCGAACAGGAGAAGGCGGCGATCCGCGCCGCCATGAAGCCGGTCGCCGAGATCATGGAGGAAATCGGCTGGCAGGCGCGCTTCTCCGACCTCACGGAGGCGCAGGTGCTCACGCTCATCGAGGTCGCCGTCGGCGGCTTCCAGGACGCCATGCACGCCATGGCAGCCGACGCCGACGCGGAGGTGCCGTTCTGATGCTCGACTATAACCACCGCCCCACCTGCGCCGAACGCATCAATGCGGTGATCGACGAGGCGATAACCGCTAAACGCGCGGCGGTTGCGCCGAGGACCTACCTCGGCGGCTCCCGCCTTGGACACGGCTGTGAGCGCGCTCTGCAATTCGAGTTCGCGGGCGCGCCGAAGGATGAGGGCCAGGAGTTCTCCGGGCAGACGCTGCGGATCTTCGAGATCGGACACGCGCTCGAAGATCTTGCCATCCGCTGGCTGCGCGGTGCCGGGTTCGATCTCTATACCCGCAAGGGCAACCGTCCGGACGGCGAGCAATTCGGCTTCTCGGTCGCTGGTGGCCGCATTCGCGGTCATGTCGATGGGATCATCGCCGCCGCACCCCAGCTGCTGGGCATCGGCGTTCCCGCGCTCTGGGAATGCAAGACGATGAACGCCAGGAACTGGCGCGAGACCGTGGCCAAGGGCGTGGTTGTCGCGAAGCCCGTCTACGCGTCCCAGATCGCCCTCTACCAGGCCTACATGGAGGCGCAGGTCCCCGGCATCTCCGACAATCCCGCGCACTTCACCGCCATCAACAAGGACACCGCCGAACTGCACCACGAACTGGTGCCGTTCGACGCGGGGCTCGCCCAACGCATGAGCGATCGCGCCGTGCGGATCCTTGAGGCGACGGATGCAGGGGATCTGCTGCCGCGCATCGCCACGACCCGTGATTTCCACGAGTGCCGAATGTGCCCGTGGGCGGAACGCTGCTGGGGGCTGCCGGCATGAGCGGGAACAAGGTCATCTCCCTCGATGCCTGGCGCGACTTCAACGACGCCGCGCCGCAGGCCGATCCGTTCGACATCGAGCCGGATCCAGAGCAGATCGCCGTCTTTCTCGACGTCGTCTTCGGTTACTGCGAGGGCTGGGTGCCCCTGCGCGGGTTCGTGGACAAGGGCCAGGGCATCAACGGCCGCCCCCACAACGCCTGGATCGAGATCGACGACAGCCTTCTGGAAAAATCCGTCGCCTTCGCTGGCTGGGCAGCACGCGAAGGGGCGGCCTTCTATGTGGTGCCGGGAACGGTCGCCGAGACCGGCAAGGCCAAGGCCGCCGATGTCCAGCAGATGCAGACGGTCCTGGTCGACCTCGACGCCGGAGACATTGCGGCCAAGCTCGACCACCTCGTCCGTCATCTCGGCGACCCGACACTGCTCGTCGAAAGTGGCGGCCGGACGCCGGACGGTCTCGACAAGCTGCATGTCTGGTGGCGCTTGAGCGAACCGGCCGAGGGCGAGGACATCGCGCTTCTCTGTCGGCTGCGCGGCGATATTGCGGTCAAGGTCGGCGGCGATACGCATTTCCGATCGGCCCACCAGCCGATCCGCCTGGCTGGTTCGGTCTATCACAAGGGCGGGTTCAAGCGCCTGGTCAACATCCGCCGCAACAGCCCGCGGATCGAGGTCCATCTGCGCGACTTCGCGGAAGCAGTCGCCGACATGCCGCCGCTTGCCGGAGTCGGATCCGAGCCAGGCCCCTCGACCGACAAGCCGTCGATCACCGATGTCCTGACGACGCCGGTCCGCGAAGGCGGATCGGACGATTGGACCCGCTTCCAGGGGGCGAGCGCCGCCATCGGCCACTACGTCCGCATGGCGCACGAGGGCCGCATGAGCCGCGACGACGCTTGGGAGGCAATCTGCCAGTACAACGCCGCCCAGCTCCGTCCCAGCTGGCCGCTCGAACGTCTCGCCTCGGAAGCACAGCGCCTCTGGCGGCTGCATGAAGAGCGCCATGGGCCGGCCCTCGAACGAATCGCCGTGCCGCCGATGTCCGCGCTTCCGGTTTTCACGCTCGGCGCACTGCTCGACGACGTGAGCCCGATGCCCGACGACATCATCGCGCCGCGATTGCTGACGCCCGGCGGGATGCTGGTGCTCGGCGGAGCCCCCAAGGTCGGCAAGAGCGACTTCCTGATCAGTCTGCTCGTCCACATGGCGGCGGGCGTGCCCTTCCTCGGCTTTGCGCCGAGCCGGCCGCTGCGGATCTTCTATCTGCAGGCGGAGATCCAGTACCACTATCTGCGGGAGCGCCTCCAGGCCATCCGGATCGAGCCGGCGCTCCTGGCCGCGGCGCGCGACAATCTCGTCGCCACGCCGAAGGTCCGCATGTTGCTCGACGCCGGCGGCGTGGGCCTGACCATCGCCGCGGTTCGCGCCCACTACGGCCATGGCGCGCCCGATATCCTCTGCATCGACCCGATCCGCAATCTCTTCGATGGGGGTCCGGACGGCGGCGGGGAGAACGACAACACCGCGATGCTCTTCTTCCTGCAGGAGCGGGTCGAAGCGCTGCGGGACGCCGTAGCCCCGGATGCCGGCCTGATCCTCTGCCATCACACCCGCAAGATCACCAAGAAGCAGCTCGTCGAGGACCCGTTCATGGCGCTCTCGGGCGCGGGCAGCCTTCGCAGCTTCTACACCTCCGGGGTGATCATGCACCGGCCCGACGAGGATCAACCGGAGCGGATGCTGCATTTCGAGCTCCGCAACGGCCCCGGCATCGAGCCGATGATCGTCGACAAGGCGGACGGACGCTGGATCGCGATCGACCGCTCGGAGACAAGGCTCGTGCGTCGCGAGTTCGGCGAGAAGCTCGACGCCGAGCGCGCGCGCAAACACGACGTGATCCTTCAACTGCTCTTCGATGAGGCCGAGGCCGGCCGGCTCTACACCGCGCTGCAATTCGCCGAGAGCTTCGAGAACCGGGCCGGGCTCGGCGGCAAGGACACGATCCGCGAACGGATCAGCGTGCTGGCCACAAAGGGTTTCATCAAGTTCGTTCGCGATGGCGCGCCGTTCGGCCTGCCAACCTCGCGCTCGAAATTCGGCTATCTCTGCGTCGAGGGGATGACCTTCCCGACCGGAGAAGAGACGGCAGACCCCGACACCGGCGAGGTCGTGTCCGTCCGGATCCCGGTCCTTCCCAGCATCTACAAATGCCCGCAGAGCGGCGCGGCGCTGCCGGTCGAGAACCCCCTGGTCTGGGTATACCAGACGGAGGAGACCTCGTGATGCGACAGCTCATCCCGACTACGCGGACTTACGCAGGATCAAGTTGTGGCAAGTTGCGGCGAGCTGGGCGGCCAGCTTCCCAACTACTTTCGTTGCTTTTCGCGCCGCCGCGCTCCGCCCAGCCATCCCGCGCACATTCAAGTTGGGAAAGCTCGTCCCAACTACCTTGGCTCCCGCGCGCTCGGCTGCGCGGCCTTTCGCAGATTCAAGTTGGGAACGCGACCCACGCCATGGGCCGTCCCAACTTCGATTTCTTCAAAAGATTCAACGCGTTGTTGCGCTCTCGAAGTTGTGGGGGTGAAAGCCACCCCCTTCGGGGGTGGGGGAGAACCGCGCCGAGCGGGTTCTCCCCCTCCCACCCCCAGGGGCTTCGCGCGCGCAGGCACCGTGCCGTCCATCCCCTCACCGACATCAGACGAGAAGGACCCACCACCATGAGCCAGTGCCCGTCACCCCTCCCAAAGAGCGCGCCCCATCCGGCCCCGGTCATCTCGACATCCGCGGGCGGCGCCATTCTCGCCCTGGATCTCGGCACCACCACGGGCTGGGCGAGCCTGGCGGGCGGGATCGTGCACAGCGGAACCGCCAGCTTCCGCTCCGGCCGCTTCGATGGCGGCGGCATGCGGTACCTGCGTTTCCAGCGCTGGCTTGACCAGTTGGCGAACGACTGTGGCGGCCTGGCCTCGGTCTACTTCGAGGAGGTCCGGCGACATGTCGGCACTGATGCCGCACATCTCTACGGCGGCTTCCTCGCCACCCTGAGCGCCTGGTGTGAGAGTGAGGGCGTCGCCTACCAGGGCGTGCCCGTCGGTACGATCAAGCGCTTCGCCACGGGCAAAGGCAACGCCGGCAAGGATGCCGTGCTCGCTGCCATTCGCCAGCGGGGCTTCCAGCCCGCTGACGACAACGAGGCCGACGCGATCGCGATCCTGCTCTGGGCGATGGAGACCCGGGGAGGTGTGCTGTGAGGTGGACGCCACGCGGATATGGCGGCCAGCGCCGCACCCCCGATCAAGTCAAGCGCGATGGCTGGCGCGAGCAGCGTGTCCTCGCGGTCTCTCTCGATGACGACCGGCTGACCTGGCCCGAGCGTGAGCTCGTCCGGCAACTCGGCGAGAAACTCTATGGCGACCGCGATCAGGCGAAGGAGGCGCGCCGATGACCCAGTGGACACCGAGCCTCGTCGAGGAACGTCTCGCGGAAGCGGCCTTCGTGCTCAAGCGCCTGCCCGAACCCCGGCGGCAGGGATATTTCAGCGTCTGGCCGGAGGTCATCCATAGCTTCGCGGACAAGGTCGGACAGGAGCCGAAGCCGATGCGCGTCATCCCGTCACCCGCCGCGATCAGCCGGATGGAGGAGACGCTCAGCTGGACGGTGGGGCTCGATCCGATCGACGGCAAGATCGTCTGGCTGCGCGCCTACGGCGAGCGATGGAAAACCATCTGCTGGACCGTCGGATTGCAGCGGTCGGCGGCGCACGAGCACTGGCTCTATGCGCTCTGCGTGATCGCATTCCGGCTTAACGGTCGGCGGCTCAACCGCAGCTATTCGAAGCGCAAAGTAATCGAGCTGGCTGGGGCGGCGCAGCGCTGAGCGATGGCGAGGAAGGTGTCCGCCGGACGGTTTTCGAACGGACATAAACGGCGGATCGGGCTAGGTTTTTGACTATCCTCGGGAGAGGCGCGCGCGTCGCGGCCTTGGTCCCGCTTCCAGACGAGTTCGCGGGTCCTTCCTGGCGGAAATCGTATGCTGGCGGGCGAGGCGCGATGGATCGCCAGCGACAGGGCCGGATTTTTGGGAAGCCACCCGGTATCCGGATCCACGCCAATCCCGAGAAACCACCAACGAACACGCGCCTGATGGTCGGACGCCCGTCGCGCCCGCTGGACCCCTCACGGAGTCCAGCGCGGCATCCGGAGTCCAGGGCCACAGGTGTCCACTTCGATCCACGGACCCATCCGACCCATGACGCTGAGCTTCGCCCCCAAGCGGATCGAGACCTGGCCGCTTTCGCGCCTCCAACCGTACGCCAAGAACGCGAAGGTGCACGGCGCGGACCAGGTCGCCAAGATCGCCGCCAGCATGGCCGAGTTCGGCTGGACCGTGCCCTGCCTCGTGGCAGAGGACGGGGAGCTGATCGCGGGCCACGGCCGCGTGCTGGCTGCCACGCAGCTCGGGCTGACGGAGGCGCCGGTGATTGTGCTCGGTCATCTGACCGAGGCACAGCGCCGGGCCTACCGCATCGCGGACAACAAGCTGACAGAACTCGGAATCTGGGACGAGGCGTTGCTGTCCGCCGAGCTGCAGGGACTGCTGGCCGAGGACTTCGATCTGTCGCTGGTCGGCTTCTCCGACGGCGAACTCGACAAGCTCCTCGCGCTCGATCCGGACGCAGACGGTGAAGACGGCGGGGCTGGCGACTCGGTTCCACCCGTGACCATCCCCGAGCCGCCGCGCAATCCGGCCTCGCGCAAGGGTGATCTATGGATCCTCGGGGATCACCGGCTGCTCTGCGGCGACAGCACGAACCATCAGGATGTCCGCCGCCTAATGAACGGCGAGCGCGCCGTGCTCTTTGCGACCGACCCGCCGTATCTCGTGGACTACGACGGCTCGAACCACCCGACGCGGAACAAGGATTGGTCGCAGTCCTATGGGGTGACCTGGGACGACAGTTCGCAGGGGGCAGAGCTCTACGACGGCTTCATAGCCGCCGCCGTGGCGGAGGCCATCACCGACGATGCCGCCTGGTACTGCTGGCACGCCTCCCGCCGCCAAGCGATGCTGGAAGCGTGCTGGGAGAAGGCCGGCGCCTTCGTCCATCAGCAGATCATCTGGGTGAAGGACCGCGGCGTCCTGACCCGGTCCCATTACCTCTGGAAGCACGAGCCCTGCTTCATGGGATGGCGCCGTCCGAACCGTCCGCCGAAGGTCGCCGAGGAGACGCTGCCCTCGACCTGGGAAATGCCGTCCTTCGCCAAGGACGAGCGGCCCGACCATCCGACGCCGAAACCGCTCGACGCTTTCGGGATCCCGATGCGCCAGCACGTCGCGCGCGGCGGCCTCTGCTACGAACCTTTCTCGGGCTCCGGCTCACAGATCATGGCGGGCGAGGCCAACGGCCGCCGCGTCTTTGCGATGGAAATCAGCCCGGCCTATGTCGATGTCGCCGTGGAACGCTGGCAGGCCGAGACCGGCAAGGACGCGATCCTGGACGGCGACGGCCGGACCTTTGCGCAGGTGAGAACCGAGCGGCTGGGCGACGATGCCGACGCCCGGGCCGATACGCCAGACACGGACGCCGAACCCGAACCCGCGCGAAAGCGCCAGACCGCCGCGTGACATGCATGACCTGGCTTTACCTTCCTCCGGAGACACTTCCGGAGCCGGAGACGCATGTCTATTCGGCCTCTCCCTCTGCTCCGGCGCGGGCGGGCTCGATCTCGGGCTCACCATCGCCATCCCCGGATATCGTGCTGTGGGCCATGTCGAACGGGAAACCTACGCCGCAGCCACTCTCGTGGCGCGGATGGAAGACGCGTCCCTGGATCAGGCTGTTGTCTGGGACGATGTTGGAACCTTCGACGGCCGCCCGTGGCGCGGCGCGGTGGACATCGTCACTGCGGGCTATCCGTGCCAGCCGTTCTCGGTCGCAGGCAAGCGCCGGGGCGCGGATGACCCGCGACACCTCTGGCCGCACGTCGCCCGGATCGTTGGCGAGATCGAGCCGCAGTTCGTCTTCCTCGAGAATGTCGCCCATCATCTCCGCCTCGGCTTCCCCGAAGTCGCCAGCGGACTGGTCGGCATGGGCTACAAGCTTGCGGCAGGCCTCTTCACGGCGGCGGAGGTCGGCGCGCCCCACAAGCGAGAGCGGCTCTTCATCCTCGCCATCCGCGAGGGGGACGAGCTGGCCGACCCCGCGCGCCTGCTCTGGCACCCGGTCGAGTGGCGGCAACCGGACGGAACTGCTGCGCCTGTGGCCGACGCCGAGGGCCAGCGCCAACGAGAACCGGCAGACCAAACCGACTCCATCGCAGGCAGCGGGCCAGCATGGAATGAATCTTGCGACGACCGCCGCGCTGTGGCCGACGCCGCAGACGGACAGTTTCCGCAGCCGGGGCGGCGAACGGCGCGACGAGAAGGGTCTGGACCGCATGGCGCGGGACTGGCCGACGCCGATGGCGAACGACGGCTGCAAGCCGAGCGCGGGCAACCGCAAGACGGCCGATCTGACCCACGCGGCGGGGATGTGGATGACGCCGACGGCGCGGGATCACAAGGATGGCGCGACCACATTGGCGAACACCCCGGTGAACGGCCTGCTTGGCCGCCAGGTCCTGGTGACGCCGATGGCTGGGAGCGATACCTCGCAACCGCGCCGGACCTTGAACCCGCTGTTCGTCGAGGCGCTGATGGGCTGGCCCATCGGGTGGACCGGCTTCGCCTCTGTGGCAACGGAGTGGTCCCGTTGGTTGCAGCGCATGCGCTCAGAACTCTGGCGGCTGAACTGCTGGCCGATGAATGACGGGGTGCCAGCATGAAACAGAGCCGCGCCATGTCTCTCGTCGAGTCCCTTGCCAATGTCGCCGTTGGCTACGGCGTGGCGGTGGTGACCCAGATCCTGATCTTCCCGATTTTCGGGCTGCACACCACACTGGCGCAGAATCTCATGATGGGTGGCATTTTCACGGTGGTCAGCATTGGACGTTCCTACGCGCTGCGTCGGCTGTTCGAGGAAATCCGGTTGCGCCATGCCAGATGAAAACCGCCGCCCGGATCGGGCGGCGGCATCGGGTCTGGAAAACGTCGTGTCTTCAAGCCGGCGGGAGGCTGTATACCCGCCCGCGGCCATCAATCTTCTCGGAGGCCACTTCGAGACCGAGCTTTTTCTTGAGAGCGCCCGCCACCGCGCCGCGCACCGTGTGTGGTTGCCAGCCGGTGGCCGCGACAATCTCTGCAATGGTCGCACCTCCCGGCGCGCGGAGCATCGCGATCAGCGCGGCCTGCTTGGTGCCTTCTCGCGGTATCCGCGCCTTGGGCGCTTCCGTCTGCTCGGCGGGGGTGTCCGGCGCGCTTTCAGGCGCGGTGCTGGTGCCCTCGGGCTCGATGCCAATGGCGGCGAGGCCTGCGTCGGTCGCCACCAGCGTGGTGCCGTGACCGTCCCCGGTCTCGCGCCAGACAAGCTCGCCCTTGCGGACGTCGGCATCGACTTCCTCGATGAAGCCTTTGGCGATCATCGTCTCCACCACCTTGGTGGCGGCGCCTCCGCGCAGGGAACCGGGAAGCGGCAGGACATTGTAGCTGTCGCGCTGAGCGGCGGCGCTGAGAATTACGGCTTGCGTGTCGGTGAGCTTGGTCATGGGGTCGTCTCCTTGGATTGAACCGCGACCGTCGCGGCCCTTCTACGACCCCAAGCCGCGCGGCACGGCGCGGCCGGAGTTCGGGCAGGTGCAGGATTTCACCCGGCGTGCTCGCCCTCGCGGAACGCCATGTCGGTGATCTCGCGCAGCTTGTCGCGGTAGTGGCTCAGGGAGCCGACATGGCCCCAGTTGATCTCGTCGGGATTGGTTTCGAAGTGGTCGTCGCTGAGCGCCTTGAGGCGTTCCAGCATGCTGTCGATCTCCAGCTTGGCGGCGATGAAGGCGTCGAGTGCCTTCGAGTTGTCGGTGGCGCGTCGGGTCATCTCTGTGGCTCCTCGTGGCGAGTTGCAGCGTGGTCTTGAAAGCCACGTTCGCTCTGTCCGAACCGCTTATCAACTCGATAAGCGCCTGAATCTGAACAATAATCGGAGAACGCCATGCAGGGGCTGAGCGAGCGCCAATACGCCGCGCGCGTCGGTCTCTCGCGGGGCGCGATCCAGAAGGCGAAGGCGGCGGGACGGCTGGTCCTCCATGAGGATGGCAGCATCGACGCAGAGGCGAGCGATGCACGCCGGGCGGCGATGACGGACCCGTCGAAGTCCCGGCGCACCACGGCATCCAAGCTCAAGCCGGTCCCCGACGCGGCCGTGTCCGCCGTTGGCGACACTCTGCGGGAACAAGGGCTTGCCGCGCCACCCGTCGGCAGCGGCACGACCTTCCTGCAGGCCAAGACCGCGAATGAGGTGCTGAAGGCCCAGGAGCGGCGCATCCGGCTTCAGAAGCTCAAGGGAGAACTCGTCGACCGCGCCCGGGCGGTTGCGGTCGTGTTCCGGCTGGCACGCGAGGAGCGCGATGCCTGGGTGAACTGGCCGGCGCGCGCGGCGGCGCTGATGGCGGCCGAACTCGGCGTCGAGGCGGCCGCCATGCAGAAGGCCTTGGAGAAACATGTACGCGCCCACCTCGACGAACTCGCCGAGGTCCGGCCCGAATTCCGGTGACGAATATGGCCTGAGGGATTTCGAAGGCGCTGCTGAGATCCTGCGCGCCTGGGGCAACGGGATCCGACCGGATCCCGACCTCACCGTCTCGGAATGGGCGGACCGGCACCGGATGTTGGCGTCCCGCGCTTCGGCCGAACCGGGGCGCTACCGCACAATGCGAACGCCCTACATGCGGGAGATCATGGACCGGCTGTCGCCCGGCGACGCGGCGCAACGGATCGTGTTCATGAAGGCCGCGCAGGTCGGTGCGACGGAAGCCGGCAACAACTGGATCGGCTTCGCCATCCACCAGGCGCCGGGCCCCATGCTCGCGGTCCAGCCCACGGTCGAACTGGCCAAGCGCAACTCGCGCCAGCGGATCGATCCGCTGATCGACGAGAGCCCGGAGCTGCGGGAGCGGGTCAAACCGGCCCGATCCCGCGATGCCGGGAACACGATGCTGTCCAAGGAATTCGCGGGCGGCATACTGATCATGACGGGCGCGAACTCGGCGGTCGGGCTGCGCTCAACCCCGGCGCGCTACATCTTCCTCGATGAGGTCGATGCCTATCCGGCCTCAGCCGACGAGGAAGGCGATCCGGTGACCCTGGCCGAGGCGCGGTCGCTGACCTTCGCCCACCGGCGCAAGGTGTTCCTGGTCTCGACGCCGACGATCCGGGGGCTCAGCCGCATCGAGCGCGAGTTCGAGGCGTCCGACCAGCGGCGCTATTTCGTGCCGTGTCCGCATTGCGGGGCGATGCAGTGGCTGAAGTTCGAGCGGCTGCGCTGGCAGAAGGGCAAGCCGGAGACTGCAGAATATATCTGCGAAGGCTGCGACAGAGCCGTCGCGGAGCACCACAAGACGGCGATGCTGGACGGCGGCGAATGGCGGGCGACCGCCACGGCCGCTGATCCCACGACGGTCGGCTACCACCTCTCGGCGCTCTACTCGCCGGTAGGCTGGCTCAGCTGGTCCCGGATCGCGCGCAGCTGGGAGGCGGCCCAAGGCTCCGACGAGGCGATCAAGGCGTTCCGCAACACTATTCTCGGCGAGACATGGGTCGAAACCGGCGAGGCGCCGGACTGGCAGCGGCTCTACGATCGCCGCGAGGCGTGGCGGCCAGGCATGGTGCCAGCGGGCGGGCTGTTCCTGACGGCGGGCGCGGATGTCCAGAAGGACCGCATCGAGGTCGATGTCTGGGCCTGGGGCCGAGGGCTTGAGAGCTGGCTCGTCGATCACGTCGTGATCGAGGGCGGGCCGGATCGGCATGATGCTTGGGACCAGTTGACGGCAGTCCTCGACCGGTCGTGGCCACATGAAAACGGCGCGCACCTTCGGATCGCGCGGCTCGCCATCGACACGGGCTACGAAGCCCCGGCCGTCTACGCCTGGTCGCGCAAAGTCGGCTTTGCGCAGGTCGCACCAGTCAAGGGTCTCGAAGGTTTCAATCGCTCCAGTCCGGTCTCCGGCCCCACCTTCGTCGATGCGACCGAGGGCGGGAAACGCCTGCGCCGCGGCGCCCGGCTCTGGACGGTGGCCGTCTCGACCTTCAAGGCCGAAACCTACCGCTTCCTGCGGCTGGAGCGCCCGACGGCCGAGGAACGTGACGAGGGCGCGGCGTTCCCGCCCGGCACGATCCACCTGCCGACATGGGTCGAGAGCGAGTGGCTGAAGCAGGTCGTGGCCGAACAGCTGGTCACGGTGCGCACGAAGCGCGGCTTCGCGAAGCTCGAATGGCAGAAGCTGCGCGAGCGCAACGAGGCGCTCGATTGCCGGGTCTATGCCCGCGCGGCCGCCTGGATCGCAGGCGCCGACCGCTGGCCCGAAGAGAAATGGCGCGACCTCGAAGACCAGCTCGGGGCGGCCCCTACCGACAGCGATCCCGCCGGGCAGATCCACAGGCCGGGACAGGTACCCCAAGGCAAGCGCCGTTCCGACTGGATCGGGCGGCGGGAAGGATGGTTCTGAGATGACCGACTGGAACGAAGCCGAGCTCTCGGCACTCCGCCGGGCCTATGCCAGCGGCACGACCCGCGTCAGCTATGACGGCAAGTCGGTGGATTACGGCTCGGCCGAGGATCTGCTCGCCCGCATCCGCACTATTGAGCGCGCGATTGCCAGTGTGGGGCGGCCGCTTCCGGTCGCCGGGCTCGCGGGCTTCTCGCGCGGGGATCGCTGATGGCGGCGAACTGGTTCGACCGCGCCATCGCTTCAGTCGCCCCTCGGGCCGCCGCGCGGCGTGTCCTGGCGCGACAGGCGTTCGAGACGCTCGCGCGCGGCTACGAAGGCGCCGCGCGAGGACGCCGCACGGAGGGCTGGCGTGCCCCGGGATCCTCGGCCGATACCGAGATCAGCGTGGCCGGGGCGCTCTTGCGCGACCGGATGCGCGATCTCGTGCGCAACAACCCTCATGCGGCGAAGGCCGTGGCGGTGCTGGTCAACAACATCATTGGCTCAGGGCTAATGCCGCGCGCCGCGAGCGGCGACGAAACGCTGGACCGGAAGGTCGATGCGCTGTTTGAACGCTGGACGGCGGAGTGCGATGCCGATGGTCAGCTCGACTTCTACGGCCTGCAGACGCTGATCTGCCGGGAGATGGTCGAGGCGGGCGAGGTCTTGGTGCGGCGCCGCCTGCGGCGATCCTCGGACGGTCTGCCGGTTCCGCTGCAGTTGCAGGTGCTGGAGGCCGACTTCCTCGACGCCACCAAATCCGGCGTTCTCGGCGCAGGGCGGCTGGTCCAGGGAATCGAGTTCGATCCGCTCGGCAAGCGCAAGGCCTACTGGCTCCACGCCGAGCATCCTGGCGACGCCTATGGCGCCCTGCAAAACGGCCTGCAGAGCCGGCCGGTCCCGGCGAGCGAGATCGCGCATGTCTATGAGAAGCAGCGCACGCAGGCGCGCGGCGTTCCCTGGGGCGCGCCGGTCATCCGCGCCCTTCGTGATCTCGACGATTACGAGGTGGCCGAGATCGTGCGCAAGAAGACCGAGGCTTGCGTCACTGCCATCGTCTTCGGCGACGACGAGGCGCAGCAGGGCATCGCGCCGGCGGTGGTCGACGCCGATGGCAACCGGGTCGAGCAGTTCGAACCAGGACTCATCGCCTATGCCCGCGGCGGCAAGGACATCCGCTTCAACCAGCCGGCCGCGACGGGCGGCTATGGCGAGTACAAGCGCGCAAGCCTGCATACCATTTCGGCCGGGTTCCGGATGCCCTACGAGCTACTCACCGGCGATCTCAGCCAGGTGAACTACTCCTCCATCCGGGCGGGGCTCGTCGAGTTCCGCCGGATGATCGACGCTGTCCAGTGGCAGCTCTTCATTCCGATGCTCTGCACCCCGGTCTGGCGCTGGTTCACCGAGGCCGCATGGGCCGCGGGGCAGATCCCGACGCCGGACGTGCCGGTCGAATGGTCGCCGCCCAAGTTCGAGGCAGTCGATCCGCAGAAGGACGCGATGGCCAACCTGCTGGCGATCCGCTCGGGCACGATGACTCTGGCCGAGGTGATCGCCCGGCAGGGCCGCAATCCCGACGCCGTGCTGGCGGAGATCGCCGCGACGAACGCCAAGCTCGACGCCCTCGGGCTCGTGCTCGACAGCGACCCCCGCCGCGTAACCAAGACCGGCAGCGCGCAAGCGAGCGACCCGGCAACCGATCCGGAACCCGACCCGGGGCAGCCGGACACCGCCCAACAGGACTGACTTCATGGACACGATGATCGAACTGCCGGCGCTTCGCCGGTCGGCGGAGCTTGCGCCGAACACCGTCGATGCCGACGCACGCACCGTCGAGGTGATCTGGTCGGCGGGCGCGCGCGTCCGGCGGGCGAGCTTCTTCGGCGAGCCCTACGACGAGGAGCTGAGCCTCGACCCTGCCCATGTGCGCCTCGACCGGCTGAACGCGGGCGCGCCGTTCCTGAAGGTCCATGAGATCGACACACTCGACGCCGTCATCGGCTCGGTGGTGCCCGGCTCGGCGCGGATCGAGAACGGCCGCGGCATCGCGCAGGTCCGCATCAGCGAGCGCGCCGATGTCGAGCCGATCTGGCGCGACATCCAGGCCGGGCACATCCGCGCGGTCTCCATCGGCTACCAGGTCCATCGCTTCGACATCTCCAAGCCCGACGGCGGGCGGGAGCTCTGGCGGGCGGTGGACTGGACCCCCTTCGAGATTTCAGCGGTCCCGGTCGGGGCCGACCCCGCCGCGGGCTTCCGCAGCCAGAGCCCTCTTGAAACCTGCGTCCTTCACCGCCGGGACGCGCCCCCTAACCCGCAAGGAGCATCCCCGATGACGGAGAAGACCCAGACCCCGGCCCCGACTGAAGAGGTCGTGGCCGACCCGACAAGCGAAACGGCAGCGACCGAGGAGATCACCATGACCGACACGCCCCCGAGCGCGGCCGACACGCAGGCCCGCGCGCGTCCGAAGACTGCCAAGCCCGATACCCCGGATCCCGAGGCTGCAGCGAACCGCGCCCGCGAAGCCGAACGTGAGCGTGTCTCGACCATCTACGATCTGGCTGGTCGCCTGAACCTCGAGCGCGGCTTCGCCGAGGATCTGGTCAAGCGCGGCACCGGTCTCGACGAGGCGCGTCGCCTGATCCTCGATCAAGTCGCAGCGAAGTCGGAGGAGACGCGGACCTTCGGCCAAGTCTCCGTCCCGCTCGGTGGCCGGGATGAGCGCATCACCCGCCGCGATGCCGTGGCCAATGCGCTGCTGCACCGGTACAGCCCGACGCTGTTCCCGCTTGAGGACGCTGCCCGTCAGTATCGCGGCATGACGCTGCTGGAACTCGCCCGCGAAAGCCTCGGCAATGCCGGGGTGAACACGCGCGGCCTCTCGCGTGACGAGGTGGCGACGCGCGCCCTGCATTCGACCTCGGACTTCCCCGAAATCCTCGCGGCCGTCACCAACAAGACCCTGCGCCAGGCCTACGAGGCCTATCCGCGGACCTTCGCACTCTTCTGCCGTCAGGTGCTGGCGACCGACTTCAAGGCGATGCACCGGGTGCAGCTCGGCGAGGCGCCGCAGCTCCTGGAAGTGGGCGAGAGCGGCGAGTTCAAGCGCGGAACGCTCGGCGAGAGCAAGGAAAGCTACCGCGTGAAGACCTACGGCCGGGTCGTCGCCATCACCCGGCAGGTGCTGATCAACGACGATCTGGACGCCTTCACCCGGATCCCGGCGATGTACGGCAACTCCATCGCCCAGCTGGAGTCGGACGTGGTCTGGGGCATCATCACCTCGAACCCGGCCATGGCCGATGGCAATGCGCTGTTCCACACCACCCACAAGAACCTCGCGGGCTCCGGCGCGGCGCTCGACGTCACCAGCGTGGGTGCAGCCCGCGCCGCCATGGCCAAGCAGACGGGTCTCGACAAGAAGACGGTGCTCAACATCCGCCCCGCCTTCCTGATCGTGCCGGCATCTCTGGAACTGAAGGCCGAGCAGCTGGTCGCGCAGAACCTCGTGCCTGCGTCGAGCGGCAACGTGGTGCCGCAGTCGATCCGCACGCTTAGCCCCATCGCCGAGCCCCGGCTCGATGCCGCCAGCGAAACCGCCTGGTATCTGGCCGCCAGCCCCAACCAGATAGACACGATCGAGTACGCCTATCTCGAAGGCCAACAGGGCGCCTACATCGAGACGCGCAATGGCTTCGATGTCGACGGGGTCGAGATCAAGTGCCGCCTCGACTTCGGCGCCAAGGCCATCGACTGGCGCGGCCTCTACAAGAACCCGGGCGCGTAACGCACCCATCCTGAATCCTGACATGCGGGCGGTCCTGACGGGCCGCCCTTCGTCTTTCCAAGAGGATCAAGCCCATGAAGAACTACGTCCAGCCCGGCAACACCATCACCCTGACCGCGCCCTATGCGGTCGTTTCCGGCGACGGCCTGCTCGTCGGCTCCATCTTTGGCGTGGCGGCGGGCAGCGCTGCCCTCGGCGAGACCGTCGAGGCGTCGCTCGTCGGCGTCTTCGACCTGAAGAAGGTCGCCTCGCAGGCGTGGGCCGCGGGCGACAAGGTCTACTGGGACAACACCAACAAAGAGGCGACGAAGACCGCCACCGCCAACACGCTGATCGGCGTTGCGACCGAAGCCGTCGCCGGTGGCGCCGGTGACGTCATCGGGCGGGTTCGCCTGAATGGCAGCTTCTGATGTCGGCCATCGCCGCTGCGTTCCAGTCACTGTTCGCCGACCCGAACATGGCGCGGGACGCGACCTTCACGCCAAAGGGCGGCAGCGCCGTCTCCGTCCGGGTCGTCTTGCGCCGGCCCGACCGTGTCTTCGAATTCGGAGAGACACGGTTGCATGCCGCCACGACGCTGCTCGACATTCGCGTCGCCGATGCGCCCAGCCTCGCCGAAGGCGACGGGTTCCAGTTCGACGGTGTCTCCTATGTCGTCCAGGGGCAGCCGAGCCGGGACGCGGAGAGACTGATCTGGACGGTGGAGTTGCGCGAGGCATGAGGTTCTCGGTCAGCACGATCGGCGACCTCGGCAAGCTGATGAGCGACGAGATCAAGGCCGCCGAGAAGGCCGTCACGGCCGGGATCTCACAGGCCACCGAAGGCCTGAAGACCGAGCTCAGGACGCAGGTCACCTCGGCGGGGCTGGGTCCGAGACTGGCGCGCACCTGGCGCGGACAAGTCTACCCCAAGGGCGAAGACAGCATCCGGGCGGCGGGTCTCGTCTGGTCCAAGGCGCCAGGCATCATCCGCATCTACGAGGACGGCGCGACCATTCGCTCGAAGAACGGCTTCTTCCTCGCGATCCCGACGGCGGCCGCTGGCCGGTACGGGGATGGCGGCCGGAAGATCACGCCGGGTGGATGGGAGCGACGGACCGGGCAACAGCTGCGCTTCGTCTATCGACGCCGCGGTCCCTCTCTCCTCGTGGCCGACGGGATGCGTGCCCGGACTGGCAAGCGTGGTGGCTTCTCTCGCGCGAGCGCTTCCGCACTCCGGACGGGCCGAGGACTGGTGACCGTGCCGATGTTCATCCTGGTTCCGCAGGTCACCCTCGCCAAGCGCCTCGAGGTGGCCGGCGCCGCCGAGCGCTGGGTGAGCCGGCTACCCAGCCTGGTCGTGCGCAACTGGATTTCTGATGGGGACGGGAGCCGCTGATGTCTCGACGTGAACAGATCCTCGCCGCACTCGCGGCTGTTCTCGCGGGGCAGTTGGCGGCGCCGGTGCGGCGCAACGAGGTGCTGCCCGAGAAGGTGCCCGCCGCCGGTCTCGTCATCCTGCGCGATGGCGAACCCGGCGAACCCGACATCACCCTCAATCCCCGCACCGAGTTCTACGCGCACCGGGTCGAGCTCGAAGTCTATGTGCCGCGAGATCCCAGCGGCGGCGGCGAAGCGGCGCTCGATCAGCTGCTGGGTGCGATCGGGGCGGCCCTGCGTGTCGATGAGACGCTCGGCGGCCTCGCCGAGAACCTGACGCCGTCGGCCGCGGAGACGGGCGCGCTCGCTCTCGAAGGAGCGCCGCCGATGCTGACCGCGCGGATCATCGTCACGATCGAATACCTGGTGAGCGATCCGCTCACCGCCTGACCCAACCACGACCCAATCACGGACAAGACGGGAGTCATCCATGCCCAAGGCGCGCGCATATGGCGCGGACGCCACCCTCAAGGCGTGCCGGGAGGCAAGCTACGGGGTCGCGCCGCTCACCGGCTATCAGAGCCTCGACTTCAAATCGACCGATCTCTCCTCGGCCCAGCCGCTCGGGGACGACCCGCTGCTCGGACGCGGGCGCAACGCGCAGGATCCCTATCGCGGCCTCATCACCGACGAGGGCCAGCTCGACATCCCGCTCGACCTGCGTGGAACGGGCTTTTGGCTGACGGGCCTTTTCGGAGACCCGGTGACCACGCCCACGAGCGCCAGCGGCTCGATCGTCTTCGCCGTCAATCCCACGGCGGGCGACACGATCACCTTGAACGGTACGGTCTGGACGTTCGTCTCCGGTACGGCGGGCGCAGAGGAGACGCAAATCCAGGGAACGGCCACGCAGACCGTCGATCAGCTGGTCAGCGATCTCAACGCATCGGCCGATCCCGAAATCGCCAAGTGCATGTATTCCCGGCCGACCAGCACGCAGACGCTGGTGATCGCGTTCGACACGGCAGGCCCGTCCGGCAACGGCTTCACCATCGCTGCATCGGCGGCGAGTGTCTCTTCACCGACCCTGACCGGCGGCGGCTACTCGCATGTCTGGGAGAGCGGCGCCGACGACATCCCGAGCTACACGATCGAGGTCGGCCATCCGAAGCTCACGACGCCGGTGTTCTTCCGTCACCTCGGCACGGTGATGGAGAGCCTGAACTTCGAGATGGGCCAGGAGGGACCGGCAAATGCCCGTCTCCAGCTCGTGGCCCAAGGCGAGGAACGCTTCTCGGCGACGGTCGACGCCAATCCGACGGCCTACGCGCTCCGGCGCTTCAGCCAAGGGCGCGGCTTCATCCGGCGCGGCGGTGCGGCGCTCGCGGGCGTCACGGGCGGCAGCCTGACCTTCTCCAACAATCTCGAACGCGTCCGGGTCATCCGCGAGGACGGCAAGATCGAGGCGGCCGATCCCACGTTCGCCTCGGCGGAAGGATCGATGTCGGTACGCTTCGATGGCGCGACGCTGGTGGCCGAAGCCGCCGATGGCGATCCCGTCGCACTCGAATACGGGTTCACCTTTCCGGAAGGCTACGCGCTCCGCTTCGAGCTGCCGCGGGTCTTCCTGCCCAAACCCAAATACGCCGTCTCCGGCCCCGGCGGGGTGGAGGCGAGCTTCGACTGGCGCGCCGCCTTCGACGATGTCGAAGGCACCATGCTGCGCGCCCACCTCCTGAACGACGTCACGAGCTACACCTGAGGAAATTCCCATGATCCGCCTGAACCTGTCGCGCGAGCCGAACTGGCTCGACCTCGGACATGACGTGCGCGTGCGCGTCGCTCCCCTGACCACCTCGCTCATGGCCGCCGCCCGCAGTGATCCAGCGGTGGCTGTCTTGCCCGAAGGCGCGTCGAACGAGACCATCGCGGTCACCATGGCCAAGGCCCTGGCGCGGCTGGTCGTGCTGGAATGGGAGGGGGTGGGCGACGCCGAAGGCAATCCTGTGCCCGTCACACCGGAAGGCATCGACGCGCTGCTGGACATCCTGCCGATCTTCGAGGCCTTCCAACTCCGCTACGTGTCGAAGGGCCTGTTGCTGGAAGCGGAAAAAAACGGCTCCGCGCCCTCGCCGAATGGCACTTCAGCGGGGGCGACCAGTATTGCCGATCCTGTCGCGGCACCTGCAGCGAATGCCCCGCCGTCCTGAACCGTCCACTGACGATCGAAGGCTGGCAGGTCTGGGATCTCGCCAAAAAGCTCACGGGGCAGCTGCGCGCCGTCCCCGGTGCGATCCTCGGCCTCGACATGACGGCCGCTCTCGCCTGCGCGCACGCGCTTGGAGTGGACACCCTCGTCTGCGCGGAACTGCTGCCCGAGGTGGAGGGCATGATGGTGCGCGGACTGAACGCGCAAATCAGGACTGAACACGATGGCTGAAAAACGCGTCTCCGTTCGCCTTGCCGTCGTCGGAGGGCGTGAAGTCCGTGCCGAACTGCAGGGCATCGGCGATGCGGGCGAGCAAGGCTTCCGTCGGCTGTCGCGGGAGATGGACGCTGCCAACAGCCGTGTCGCGGCCTTTTATCGGCGCGTGCAGATCGCGGCCGCCACCGCAGCGACCGCCTTCGCCGCGGGCGCTGCGGCCATGATCCGCTCCGGCCTTCAGGTCGTTGACGCACAGGCCAAGCTCGCTCAATCGCTCGGGACCACCGTCGAGAGCGTTCAGGTTCTGGAACGCGCCGGCGAACTGGCCGGCGTCTCGATGTCCGGCATCGAGCAGGCGACGAAGGACCTCACCCGCCGCCTCAGCCAAGCGGCAGCCGGGACCGGTCCTGCCGTCGCGGCGCTCGAACGGCTCGGGCTCTCGGCCTCGGCTTTGCTCGCCCTGCCGCTCGATGAGCGTGTCGGTCGTATCAATCAGGCGATCGAAGACTTCGTGCCCGCCGCCGAGCGCGCAGCGGTCGCTGGGCAGCTGTTCGGCGAGGAAGGCAGCATCGCCATCTCCCGGATCGACACGACGACGCTCCGTCAGGCGACACAGGATGTTCGCGACTTCGGCGTGGTCGTGTCCGAACAGGACGCCGATCAGATCGAGCGGACGAACGATGCGATCTCACGCCTCGGTCTGATCTGGCGCGGGCTGTCGAACCAGCTGGCCGTTGCTGCCGCCCCGGCCCTCGAAGCCGTCGCCGACGCGCTGGCGGCGATCTCACGCACGACCGGCCCGCTCGGACAGGCCATCCGCCTTTTGTTCGACAACATCGGTCGTCTTGCCTTGATCGCCGCGGCCTTCGCCGCCTTCATCGCCGGGCGCTGGGTCGCCGGCATGGTTGTGGCCGCCGCCTCGGTGCGCGGCCTCGCAACAGCGCTGGTCTTTCTGCGCGGCGCGTTGATCCGCACTGGGATCGGCGCGCTCGTCGTTGCGGCGGGCGAACTGATCTACCAGTTCGGTCGGCTGGTGCAGGCGACCGGCGGCTTCGGCGCCGCGATCGGCCTGCTGGGTGACGTGGCAGCCGAGGTCTGGGACAGGATCGGATTGCTGGCCGGCGTCCTGGAAGCGCGCATCGACGCCGCCTGGAGCGGCATTCAGGCGAGCATCGCCGACGTGCTGCAGGCGTCGCTCGAGGCCGTCGTCGCCTTCGGCAATCGCACCATCGGGACGTTTCAGGGCGCTTTCGATGCGATGGTCGTCATCTGGAGCAACCTGCCTCGGGCGATCGGCGATCTGACGATCCAGGCGGCGAACTTGGCTGTAGCCGGGCTGGAGTCGATGCTGAACGGCGCGGTCGACGGCATCAACGCGCTCCTCGAAGGCGTCAACGCGGGTCTGGCTGCGATCGGCATCGAGAGGGCCATCGAGCTGGTGCCGGACGTCGATCTCGGCCGGATCGAGAACGAGTTTGCGGGCGCCGCAAGCCGGGCTGGCAACGCAGCGCGTGATGCCTTCGCCGCCGCGTTCGAGACCGATACTTTCGCGACGCCGGATTTCGGTCTGTCGGCTTTCGCCGAGGATGCGCGCGCTGCCGCCGACAGTGCACGAGAGACGGCGACGGCGCTGGGAGAGCTGGCAGGCGCGCCCCTCGCGTCCATCGCGGCGCTCCGGGAGGCCATGGCGGGCGCAAACACCGAAATCGACAACGCAGCCGGCGCGACGGAGCGTCTCGATGAAGCCTTCGCAGCCATCGGCGGCGCCGGAGGCGATGCCGCAGGAGATGGCGAAGGCTCGGCCGGTTCCGCCGCACGCGCCGCGGAGGCAAGCCGCGCCGCCGGGGAAGCAGCGGCTTCGGCGGCCACGCAGGCAGCAAGCGGCTGGGCGGCGGTTCGCGAGGAGCTATCCCGCTATGCCAGCGAGGCGATGGACTGGGGCAAGGGTCTCGGCAGCGCTCTCACCAGCGCCTTTCGCAGCGCCGAGGACGCCATCGCCAACTTCGTGACCGGCGGCAAGATCGACTTCAAGGCGCTCGCTGACAGCATCCTCGCCGACATCACCCGCATCGCGGTTCGTTCCACAATCCTCGGACCTCTAGCCAATGCACTTGGCGGAGGCAGCGGCGGACTGCTCGGCGGCTTGTTCGGCGGCGGAGGCGGGCTGTTTGCCGGCATCTTCCATCAAGGCGGCGTCGCCGGGGGTCCCGCCCAGCAGCGGCTCGTCCCGGCACTCGCCTTTGCGGGCGCGCCGCGCTTCCATGACGGCGGCGTCGCGGGGCTGCGTGCCGACGAGGTACCCGCGATCCTGCAGCGCGGCGAGATGGTGTTGTCACGGGCTCAGCTCGCCGCCATCGGCGCCGCACGCGAAACCCGTCCACCGGTCAATGTGGTGATGAACATCTCCACCCCTGACGCTGGCAGCTTTCGCTACGCGCAAGGGCAGATCGCCGCCGACGCCGCCCGCGCCATGGAGCGGGCGCGGCGTAATCTCTGACGGATCGACAGATGAGCGGCTTTCACGAAGTTCAGTTCCCGCCGGACATTTCCTACGGGGCGTCCGGCGGCCCTGGCTACTCGACCACCGTGGTGACAACGGTTTCGGGACACGAGCGGCGCAACGCCAACTGGGCAGCCGCGCGGGGCAAATGGAACGTGGCGCACGGCCTGAAGAAACGCGATCAGGTGGCCGCACTCATCGCCTTCTTTCGCGCGCGGCGCGGGCGTGCCTACGGTTTCCGCTTCAAGGACTGGACCGACTATCAGGCGCTGGCCCAGCTGATCGGGCAAGGCGACGGCGTGACCAAGACGTTCCAGCTCGTGAAGACCTACGCGAGCGG